GATACCTTGCTCTACATCACTCAAACATACCACAGCATCGTATGGCACATTGAAAGTAGTGTCAGGAGTAAAAGGATTCCACTTGCTGAAGTTTACAGAATACTCCTCAGCATCCTCTGGTTTTGGATTGAGAGAAAGAATATAAGGGCACTTGATAACAAGACAAATACCTTTACCCGTATTCTTATCAGTCATCTCTGAAGCACCAGCGATAACACGCTCTCCAGACTTAAATACTAAAATTTTTGGGACCATTGTTACTCCGTAATAAATTCAAACCAACCTGTGGCGATATATTTAGTTTGCGTGCGACTGACTATACCATGATGCACATGTGTCCAATACGCAGGCCATAATACCATTTTACCTTCATCTGCGTTAACTGTCAAGTCATGTTGAGGAAACCTTGTTCCTCCATCTGAAAGTGTATTTAAATACAGCATCCACGCCATCATCCTGTTTGGATAATTAGTTGGCGAATGCTCAAAATGTTTTTCTGAATATCCTTCATTAGGATAGTATCTTTGTATTCTATAATGATTTGATAGTGCCCACCTATGTGGCATACCATCCATCACTTCATACTTAGATTTATATTTTTTTACACAACTACTTAACGCTTCCGTAATTACTCTGGAAGGATATGTATTGCTTTCTATAAGCATCAATGCATCTGTTGATTGCTTATATCCCAACTCCTCTCTTACATGGAAGTTTGGATTATCTTCAAACCATTCAATTAAAGTCTTGCATACTCGTCTCTGTAAAACATCACTGTATGTTTCAATAAATGTAGTCATAGATAAAAAGAGGGACTTGGGTTGACTGTGACCAACCCTGTCCCTGCGGCGACGATATTCTTTTTTATTTATTCAGTTAGAAATTGTTGGTCTGAAGTTTTCGCTTCACCGATAGTGTATGTAACTTTCTTTTGGTGCTCTGGAATAATTTTCTCCAGCGAAACAGATAGTAATCCATCTACATATTGCACATCGGTTACTCTTACATCATCTGCTAGTTGCCATGAATTGTTAAAAGAGCGTTTTGACAATCCTTTGTGGACATAGCGGACATCAGTATTTCCTTTCTGATGTCTGCTGGCAATTCTGAGAATGTTAGATTCTGTAGAGACTTCAATCTCTTCTGCCTTAAATCCTGCAAGAGCGATTTCAATTTCGTAGTTACTGCTATCATGCTTGATGATATTATAGGGTGGGTAGTTTGTGTTGTGTCCAGTCATCGAATCTAATCGATGAAATACATCATCCAAACCAACTCCAAAGGGAGCATAAATGTCCCAAGTATATTTCTGCATTTTCTTTCTCCTTATAAAAGCGAGTTATAGAAAGGACCCCGAAGGCATCCATGCAAATATTTATTTCAAGGCATAAAAAATGGGGGTGTAGTTACCCCCATTAAATCATTCGGTTGCCTCTACTTTCTTGCGACCAATGTTATATTTACTTTCAAGAGTCCACTCATCCTTCTCTTTGAAAGCAAGGACTTTAATCTGGTTGAGGGGAGCAACGTCTGCAATTGATTCTGGTTTAGATACAGAAATCAATCCCCAATCAGAGAGTAACTGGACAATTCTGTTTCTACGTTGAATATCATTCAACGATAGATTCGTCTTCTTTCCATCCAAAGCGAATAGTTCTTTGAAATGGACAATATAATATTTGCCTTGTTTATGTAGAATGTGACAGGATTGATAGATAATCTTTTCCTTTCTTGATGCCACGCCGATGCGAGTAAGAGTCTCTCTAACCTTCAGAAAATCATCAGGCTCATTGAGAGTCACTTCAATCATATCAGTTTGATTCCACTTAACTTCTACGTCAGTTGTCATCGTCTACCACCTTTATTTACTAAGCGTTTAATCTCTTCAAGTTGCACATTATTTAAAATCCTCAACGCCTGCAAAGCCTTATCGGTGCTATACCCATAATATTCTTTAACTGCATCAAGACAATCAATTGAAGACTTCTTCTCCCAAGGAGAGAATCTCTTCCTTGGCGTGATACTATTTATAAAAAAGTCATATTGTATCTTCTTGTCTAATTCAGGATGCATATTCATTTCATTTGCATACAACACTGTGTCTAGAAAACCAGACAGACACTTGTTTACGATGAATGGTGGATATGACTTAGCATCCTCTTCAGTCTCATACAGATGTTTCTTTGACTGATTGATTGTGTAGAGAATCTGTGAGAGAGTTGGTGCTGTCATAATTAAATAATACTAATTCTTTTCTTTCGTGTTGGTCTTTCATGTAGTCACCTACAGACCTCATTGTGTATGTGTGCGAGAATTCTGCTGCTTGATATTCTTTAAACCTCTCACGAATGAGTTGAGACGAATTATAAGATACAAGTTGAGGACCAACAAAGCGGTCACACTTGATAGCAAAATGGTCGTGGTTGAATTTGGAATGCATAGAGCCTCGCTTTCCATAGAGATTACTTCCAATCTCATAAGGGGGGTCGAGGTAAGTGAATGTCTGCTTGTTATCGCTAAGGAGGTATTCATAGGACTTGTTAGTAATTTTCCAATTCTCAATAATTACGGAGTAGTCAGGAAGTTTCTCAATTCCTCGCATTGAGAAGTTGGAGTCAGACGCTTGCCTGCTAAAGGATGAGGACTCAGTGAGACCAGAAAAAGAGCACTTGTTGATAATGTAAAAAGCACAAGCGCGAGATAAATTGGATACGGAATCTTCATTGACAATCTCCTTTGATTCTAGAAAAAGATTCTTAGCGGTTTCAGGTGTTGGGTTATCAATCTTATATTGTTTCAATTGCTCGGACATTGCTTGTCCGTTGTCTTGCAATTCTCTCCAAAAATTATAGAGAGGCTCATACAAATCATTCACCCAAATATCTAGGTGAGGATATTGCTTGGTCATGTATAGTGCAACACTACCACCACCAAGGAATGGCTCACGAAACTCTTTGTATTGTTTCATGTCTGGCAGATATTGTGCCAGTTTTACACAGGCGCGAGACTTACCACCTGGATAACGTAGAGGAGTTTTCAAAGATTTCATATCAAATATAAGTTACTACCATTACAACTCTTCTCCCACTCTTGGGATAAAAGTAATAGTGCTGGTGTCCACCAAACACAATCCCAGTATCTTCTACTGGAAAATATTCTTCAGTTGTTTCTCCAAATACCACAGTCTCTCCACCCTCACACTCTGTTAGATATACTAACATATTTTTATGTGGAAAGTCATGGTCAACATGTTTCCTATCAGGTCTATCATTATCTGAAGGAAGTGACATATTAAAATTGATTCTCAAAACTACATTGATATCAAGATTATTTTCTTGATTGATTTGTTTCAAGACTTCATTACAAAGTGGTGCCCATTCAGAATTTGCAAGAGAGAAAATATTCTGGTCTCCACCAGCACCAGGAGCTCTTAATACAGAATGACTAAAGTATGGAAAACAATTCCATAGTTTTTTATCTTCTTCTGTAGCAGGACCAAATGGTGTTTCTACATAAACCCACGGAAAGTTTGAAGACAAGACATCTGCCTTCAAAGATTGATACTCAGGTGTTTGTGGAATCTTAATTACTTCCATCTTTTAATCCACCTCGGTAAATAAAAGATTGCAAATGAAGCACCCCAGAATATAGCAAGTGCTGCTATATGAAATAGTCTATTAGGACAAACTATAAGTCCTATCGTGACAAGACCTATCCATGTATAGTCTAAAGTGCCATGTAATCGCCACCATACTTTTTCACCTAGCTTCTTCATAACCTTATCTCTAAGGTCAGCAAAGAAAGGTGATACATGTCTCATCATGACAAAACCCTCATTCAATACCATGAGGGTGAATCCAATCCAGAAAATCATTTGAATTTACACTCCACCATTAACTCAGTGAGACATGCCAACAGATTGATTTCTTGGTCAGCAACAAAAGCAACCTGATACTGATACTTAGCAAGCACCAAGACAGCAGGAGGAATCGTTGACCCCTCAATATAGTTGACCAGATTATCATATACTTTACGCATAATCATATTAGGGTCACTATCCATATTGTTTACCACCCACTTACGGACTGTAGTAAACTCTTTATTCTTCATTGCACGAATCAATTCTTCAATGTTGACATCAGCAATATCACACAGCACAGCAGAGTCCAAAGACCCACCTGCAGAGTGACGCTGCGCTTCATTCAGGAGACGACGCCAATCGGGATAGTAACGCTGGATTAGTTTGACTACCACCTTGTCCTCATAGGTCACCCCAGAGGCGTCTAGAATGCCCTTCAAGCGGTCAAAGAATTGTGCTTGGAGTTTCTGCTGCTCTGCCTGCTTAATTCGGAAATCAACCACAG